CCCTCTACTGCACATCAATGACATGCAGTCTACAGACTTTCCCGGAAGCACATCACCGTGCCTACCTTATATTGCAATGACTAACCCGAATACAGGTTCGAATTACAAGACTAAAAGCGATGCTTGGGAACGAGCTAAGTACGACGCGCGCAGATGGGCGCATTATATCAAACAAGGAGAGAAGACTCAACTCCCTCCTAGTATGGTCTTTGCAAGAGGAAAGATTTGTACCCGAGACGTAGTTAAGACACGAGCTATCTGGGGAAAAAGTTTTGCAGTCCTTATCATGCAAGCAGTTTTCTTCCGTAATTTGTGGAATTTCTATCTTCAGGGCACAACTCCGTGTGCCTATAAATACACGGCATTTCATCGTGGTTATCGCAACCTACAAGATGATCTCGAAGCAGCAGGTTACCGACCAAGAGACGGCGGTCAACTACTCTCTATCGATTTCAAGAAGTACGACACAAGTATACCACCCTGGCTTATATTTGCTATCTACGAAATGTTCGCATCATACATTGACTTTACAGTGTACATGCACCACGGCACCCCCGATCCTGATAAAACTCAAAAACTCTACTGGCGACTAGCCAAAGAGTGCGTGAACACCCGCTTTCGCATGCCTGACGGTTACGAATTCGTCAAACATGGCGGCGTGGATTCTGGTTCCTTCGACTTTCAACTTATCGAATGCGTTGCAACCTGGATTATGATTAACTACTCCCTTAAAGTACTTGGGCGTAAATCACTATTCTGCGCAACACTGGGCGATGATTCAATCACCCTAGTGGACGGTCTACACCCTGTCGCTTTAGATGACATCTCCAGAGTCATCCAAGACACGTTTGGTGTTACTGTAAGCAAAGAGAAATCTTCAATAGTCTACTCGTTATCCGAGTGCCGATTCCTAGGCAGATACTGCAGAAACGGTTCTCCGTACAGAGACACTGCTGATACTATCCTTGCAGCACTATACCCATCACGAACAGATACATCCGTAGTCGATGTCGCTGAACGAATTGTGGCTCTATATTACGATAATGCTAATTCCAACTCTTGTGCAACACGCTTTCTCAAGAAATGTTGGTTCGAAATCCTGAATGAACTAGTTTTCCTAGGTTACAATGTATCCGCGCATCAGTGGAGTAATCGATGGATAAAGAAGTTCGTCATGTGGGGCTTACGAGCACCACCCGAGTTACGAATACCTACCGATGACGATGTGTTCCTCCTGACACA